CCCATATGTTTTTAAGCTATCAACTTCGTCTTTTGAAAGATTATCCCAATAGTTAGAAAGTCCAAGTTGTTTTATCCTTTTTGGGATTCTATCTGCAAATAGTGACATTTTGCACCCCCTAATCTAATATTTATGTACACCACATATAATATCAGATTAGGAGAAATATAGCAATCATTTTTAAAACATTCCTGCCAGGCAATCATTAAAATCTTGTTCTTTTTCTTCTTCACTTCTCATATCTTCAAGAGCGTATAGCCTTTTCATATCACGATAGAATTTACGTTCGTTCTTAGTCATATCGTCTGTAAGCTCTATACTTCTGTAAAACATAATTTTTGATAGCTGTATATCCTTATTCAGCCCGTAGAAAAGGCTTTTAAACTTCCACCAATGTAAATAATCTATATCGGCTAAATCTATCTTATACTGCTCCATAAACGCTGCATAGATATAATCAGCGTCTTGCTCAAAGTCATAGATATTAACATTTTTACTACTATTATTTAATTTACTGCCACTGTCTTTTATCTCCTTACCGCCGCTGTAAAACCATATAATCTTATTTACAGCGTCTATAGTATTTATTATATACTGCTTCGGAAAATACAAATTAAGAGCAAGTTCTATTTTCGCATCGTCATTTACGCTATTATCCTTCATTAGCTGTTCAAACAATATACTTGTCCTAAAATCAGATACTATATCAGTATCAATATTATCAACAATAACAGCGCAGGGGAGTTTATCAATTAAGATATTCATTTTTTCAATCTTTCAGGCGAATATCTATCAACGATAGTATCTCTACCTTTCTTCATCTCATCAGCAATATAAGAAAAGATATCAAGTAAATCACAAAATCTTATCTTTCTTTTGCCGAATATCTCCTTTATAGCCCCTTTACCAAGTATAGAGTCTATACTTTCACACATAAAGTCCATCATTTCTGTCAACTGTTCTTGAGCAGGTTTATCTTTTAGACTCTCTGATATCTCATTAGCCTTTAATCCCACTTCTTCAATTTTTGTAAGTGTATCATTGTCGAAAGGATCCAGTGTAAACTCCTTACCATCAAAATCAAGATTAACCGCATTATCTCTAAATTTAAAAGCCATATTTATATCTCCTTTTATATTTTAAGTAAAAGGGGGATTTTAAGCCCCCGTAAATTCAATTGTCGCCCATTTGTCAGTAGTAGTAGCCTTACCCACTACAGATTGACCCGCTACCTTGAATGTACCTGTATATGTGTAAGCTTCTGTACCATCTCCTGATGACTCAGGAATGATAGCAAAGGCTCTTTTTACAGCTACATACTCTCCATCAGTTGCTCCTTTTTGCGTGAAGTCAACTTGCACAATATTTACAATCGCATCCGCTCCGAGTTTTTCACCGTCTATGATGTCTATGATATGCTTGTGAGGCGGAGAGTCAAGTATTTGGTCGAATTCAAAATCTTGAGATATACTCATACCTACTATATCAGTAGTCTCAAAAGCCTCATCGACATATTGTCTTGAATATTCTTTTGGATTCATCTTCTTAGAAAGAGATTTAAACCCTGTCATCCTGTAAAACTTAGAGCCTGAACCACCTGTATTTGGCACTTCAAGATAGGCTACTTTATCACTTCTTTTAGCTATTTTAAGCATATTTTACACTCCTTTATAATATATCATTTCCATTTGTATTTGATACCTTGCCTTATCTGCTCCGTCCGTATTGAACAGATAGCCATAGGTAACACAATTAACACTTTGAACATTTTCGATATTTGGCAGATTGCCTATATCGTTTTGTTCTTCAATCCATCTTTGAAACTTATCATAAAATCCGCTGTTTTCGATATTTGTCCTTATATCACTTCCGTAATACTCCTTACTACCGAATACGAATACGAGCTTTCTCAGACTTCCGCCATCAGCGTATTTTTTCACTATACTTTCACCCGGCATAATATCGATGGTATACTCACCTGTATCAGTGCCAAGATAGTCGATATACAGCTTCTTTTTCTTATTGATAAGAGGACACGACCTTATATAATCTCTGAGTTCATCTATCATTTTTTAGCCACCTCTAATGCACCGCTTAATATCTCATCCTTATGGTCTGCTTTCATACGCTCAAACCACATCTTGCCCCTTTGACCGTTGCCCCTGTTTTCATAGTATTGACGTCTTGCGTAAGGAGCATTATATACTACCTCGCCCGAGCCTATACTCGTACCTATTTTTGGAGCATTATTTTTCAGATAACCTGTATCAAAAGGTGTGTAAGGCTCAGATAGCCTTATTACTTCGCTATCAATGAATTTTTGCACTTTGCCATTAGTCTCAAGATTACGTCTTGCAAGCATACGCTCTAAGTTGTCGAATATGATAAGCATCTATCTCGCCCCCAGTTCAAAATGTCTCATCTTTTCACTTCCAAAGTCTAATATATCAACACTTGTAATAGTAAATGCGTCAAAGTTTTCATCGATACTTTTTTCAGTAGTAGGTTCAAAATCAATATCACCTTTAATAAGTCTATCGCCTTTTTCAAACGTAAAATACTTTGACTTATCATCAAGTTTTTTAAATTCTATCGGACTTATATACTGCCTTGACATATCCGCCTTAAAAGGTACATATGCCCATGCTCTATCAGCATTTTCAAGTCCTGATTTTATGACATTAGCTCCCTTACTATCTTCAAAGTGTACACCTTTTATTACTGTTCTTTGATATATGTCATATCCTTTATCCTCGTCATAGATTTTGTTGTATATAGTTATATCACTGTTTAAAAACATATCACTGTTTAAAAACATATCACTGTTTAAAAACATATTACCTACCCCTATACATTAGCCCAGTATGGATTAAATGCTTTCTTACAATGTCATAAGCAGAGTTATCAAGACTCTTTTCATACTTAGTATCATAAGTAACACTGCCTTGACCTATTTTCTCTGAGCTTATGATTTTTTCATCTGTACGAGCATTGATAAAATCTACAAGCTCACATACAGCGTTTTTTACCTCGTCTATGACATTATCAGACTTTATTCGATTAAAAGTGTACATATCAACAAGTGAGCAAGCAGAAATGCAAAGAGGACGATACACGTCCTCATTTAGTTTTCCGCCGTATTCATTTTTATAGTAATTATAATCAATCTTGAACATCTTGCTCACTATCCTTTAAAGCGTCAAGCAGTTCTTCTTTCTTCATTTTGTGATAGCCATCTACGCCTTTATCCTTAGCCAATGTTTTAAGCTCCTCATAGCTTAATTGACTTATATCGGTTTTGCTTTCAGATGTTGTTTCAGAATCACCATCTTCCACTTTATATCCGTGTTCTTTAAACCAGTCTAACAAATATGGATTGGATGAAAAGCCAACCCCATTAGTGAAAGGCACACTCGCAGTTACACCATTATAGTCTTTATTAGGTGCGTAAACTTTAGCCATTATATCGTCCTCCTATTTTACTTTTATATCTCTAAATACTCCTGCTGCCTTAGTAGCTTTTAGTGCTATTGCCGCAACCATTTCCACTTCTCCAGTTTTTACTGCTCCTGCTGTAGTAAAGTCAGGCAACCAAGTTTTGATTGGAGGTTGTCCAGACATTGATACACCGTGTAGCCCATCCATTCCAAAGCGTGTAGCATAAAGAGAAGTCTTTCCGGTTGCAGTATCTATTTTTACAACAGGATCGTTTGTTCCCGGTTTAGCTCCTAAATCAACAAAAGGAGTCGGTCCGTAATATTCCACTTGTATGCCTATATCATTTTTAGTTGTTTGATACATTCCTGCTCGTCTTGCACAAGCTCTCAACTTTGCTATCATCTTTGTATTTCCTGCAATCATTGATGGAGTACCATCTAATCCCATCAAAAATTCATCAAGAGCATCCAAAAAGTACATATAGTTTTTTGTCACCATTTCAGCAGTTGACAAGTCAATTACAGCACTTGGCTTATACTCTGTAGATGACCCTGTAAGAGCTTTTTCAAGTCCATCAAATGAATCAGCAACTACTCCGCTATCTCCGTTTATCACTGTGTCATTAAAGAGTGCTTGAGTTGCTTTTATTTTTTGATTAAGTTGTAAATCAACTTCGCTTGCTATCCCGCCCATATTCGCTATGATACGGTCAACTTGGAAAGAACCACCGAATTGTTTCAAATCTACAGTAACCCTCTCTTTTGTTACGTCTTGCGGTGTATACTCTGTATTAATAGCACGAAATGCAGCAGTTGGTTGTGTCTTTAGTCTTGTATATCCATAAGTTAATGTAGCACCGCCACCTGTTGGGGATACTGCGTCATCAAAAGTGATGTTATTTAAAATGAAATTACTTTTTCTAAATTCATCTATAACCCCCATTTGTAAATCATCTTGTACATTCTTTTTAGCTTCAGCTAATGTTATTGGCATGTTAAATCATCCTTTCTTAATCTTTTTTATAAAATTGTTGTATTGCACCTGCTAATGTAGTAGGTTTATCATCTCCGCCACTTGTACCTGATTTAGCAGAAGATGTAAATGTTGGCGGTTTCTTATCTCCGTCTGTATTATCTTCTTTAAATAAATAAGGCTTGTCCTTTTTAAGCGTTTCTATCTGCTTATCAAGACCAAGCACATTATCGTCTTTAAATACTAATTCTTCTTTTTTTAGCAATCCTTTTACTACATCTGCGTCGTGAGTATTTACAGCAGATAGTAATTTGTCAAGTAGATTACTTTCTCTCTCTGTTTTCAAATCACCCATTGCTTTGTTGTATTTTTCTTCCCACTCAGCTGATGATTGCTTAATCTTATCAATGTCCATATCCTTGTATGATTTGATAGTCTTGTTAGCATCAGTAAGTTGACCGCTTACAATCTCGAGCTCTTTTACTTTCTCATTTAGTTTCTCTTGTTCCCTTTGAATATCGCCCCCATTCTCAGCCATAATCTTATCGATTTGTTCATCAGTAAGACCAAATTCTTTTAAAAATTCTCTTTTCATTTGTAATTTACCACCTTTCTTGTATATACGTTGTTTTACGTGTGTAACGGACCACTAATACATATCTAATTAACGCTTAGATAAAAGCGAATTTTAGCATAAAAAATAGACCTGTTTAACGTCTATTGCCCAAAGACAAAAATTTATTAATTTTCTTTAAAATATACTTTTCCGTCAATATCCTGTAACTTTAAATTACCAAAGCTAAAACCAATAGCCATATTTGGATTTTGTTTTATTTCTATATTTTCTTTTAAATCTATTAAAAATAGCAATTCTTTTGTTTTTTCATCATATCCATATATAGCTTCACAACCTTCTAAAAAGTTATCTTTCATAGTTATCGTTCCTTTCAATCGCATTAAAAAAGACACCTTTTACAGTGTCTTTAAAATACTAATTATTATTTTATTCTTTACCAAATAACTCTTCTAATGCTTTTTTACTTTCTTTTCTGTGTTCATCCCACTGCTTCTTTTGCTCCTCGTTTGATAAAGAGTAGTCAGGAACAAATTCATCAGGAATTTTCACATCTTCATTTCTTTTTATCATGGTAATTCCCTCCTATATTTCCATCCGAAGAGCTTAGCGAGCCCCTCGTTTATTTCATGCGATTGCTCTTTCCATGTAGCTTGTGCGTCTTTTGTTTTATCAAATATTTGTTGATATTTTGGTTGCAACTTATTTCGTAAAACAGTATACTCATAATCAATTATATGGAATTCAGGTCTTGATCCATTGCCGATTTTTAAGAAATATTTTGTGCCATCATGTCCTATTACTCTCATTTCCTTGACACTTTCTAACTGGCAAGCTATGCTCATATCAGCAGAAGAGAACGCACCGCTC